GCCTATCAGGATGATGTGAAACGTAAAATCCAAAACAGTAACTTATAGGAGGAGAAATGGCTAAACGTGGATTATATGCAAACATTAATGCTCGGAAGAGAAAAGGCATTTCTCGACCGAAATCAAAATCAACAATAACTGCAAAAGCATATGCAAATATGAAAGCAGGATTTCCCAAGAAGAAAGGGAAGAAAGGTTAATTATGCCAGGACACTACGGTAAAATGAAAAAACCAAAAGCTAAAAACAAAAAGCTTGCAGGTATGTACGGCAACAAAAGTAAAATCACTCGTGGTGATATTATTGCTGCTGCAAAAAAACGTAAAAAGACTAGGGCGTAATGGTCGCTAAAAGGTATCAAAATCCTTCTGGTGGATTAAATGCTGCTGGAAGGCGATACTTTAAAAGCAAAGGACATAATTTAAAAAGACCTGTTACAGGCAAAGTTAAAAGAGGAAGTGCTGCAGCAAAGAGACGTAAATCTTTCTGTGCACGGATGAGTGGTGTTAAAGGCGCTATGAGTAAGAACGGAAAACCAACTCGTAAAGCTTTAGCATTACGCAAGTGGAACTGTTAGTTGTGCGACCTTTTTAGGTGGCAACTGCTAAAACATAACCAAGCAAGTGCTTGACCCTCTGCGGAGGACAATCTTGATTATGAGCTGAATTTATGTGGAGGCTTTCTTTAAACAACAATCCAACCAAGGAGAATAAAAATGGCAAACGCAAGCCCAGTAAGTGTGGGTAAGGTCAATGCTGCTGGTTCGGAAGATGCATTGTTTCTGAAAGTATTCGCAGGAGAAGTTTTAACTTCTTTTGAAAGAGCTTCAGTAACAGCAGGTGCAGAGACTGTGAGAACAATCTCTAACGGTAAGTCTGCTACATTTCCTGTAATGGGAAGAGTGGAAGCTGCTTATCATACACCAGGTGCCGAAATCACAGGTTCAGACGTAAACCACAACGAGAAAGTCATTACTGTTAATGACCTTCTAGTTTCTTCTGTGTTCTTATCGAACATTGAAGAAGCAAAAAACCATTGGGATGTAAGAAGTGCATACTCTCAAGAAATTGGAAGAGCTTTGGCTTTCCAAAAAGATAAGCACATCTTGCAAACTATTGGTCAAGCATCACTAGCTTCTGCAAACGTAGGCGACTCAGGCTACGGAGCAGGAACTACACTAACCGATGCAAACATCGCTAGTGCAACTGATGCAACTGCTGCAAACGCAATGATTGACGCATTGTTTGATGCTGCTAAAGCGCTTGATGATAACTACGTTCCAAAGGAAGGCAGAAAATGTTTCCTAAGAACTGAAGAGTATTACAAGTTAGCTAACGGTACAAACGTTGTTAACGTTGACTTTAGCGGTGCAGGCTCAATCGCTGACGGAAAAGTAATCAAAGTTGCTGGAATTGAATTAATTCCAACTCCGCACTTTGTTTCTTCTAACGTGAACTCAGGAGTAGACCAAGGTTCTGCAACTCAGGGTGGTTCAAACCCTCAAGCTGTAAACCTTTCTAACTACGTTGCTCTTGTATGTCACCCTTCAGCAGCAGGAACAGTTAAGCTTATGGACTTAGCTGTCGAGTCTGAATACGACATAAGAAGACAAGGTACTTTAATGGTAGCTAAATACGCTATGGGACACGGCGTACTTCGCCCAGAAAGTGCAGTAGGAATTAAGGAAGCTTAATCCTAATAGAGGGGGAGATTAATTTCTCCCTCTCTTTTTTATATTATGGCAACACAAATCACACCAACCACGGAGCTACAAGCTGTCAATACAATGCTTAGTGTTATCGGAGAAGCACCTGTTAACACACTAGCAGGAAGTACAACGACAGATGTATCTATCGCTATCAATCTTTTAAACGAAACTTCTATGTCCGTACAAAGTATGGGCTGGAACTTCAACACACACTACAACTACAATGTTTCAGTAGATGACACAGGCAAAATACCGCTACCTTCTAACTGCGTGCAAGCTGACGCATCTTCTGCCAATCGTTCTTACAATTGGGTAATGCGTAATGGGCATTTGTATGACCTCGACAATCACACAGATATATTTACTTCAGATAAACAACTCGATGTAGTTCTAGTCCAACAATTTGAACACCTCCCAGAATATGCAAGACGCTATATTACAGCAAAAGCTGCAAGACGTTATGCTGCAAGAACTATTGGTGACGGTGAACTAACGCAACTAGCTGCAACTGACGAGCAAGAGGCATACATTGCTTTTCAACAAGCAGATAGTCGTTCAGCAGATGTGAACATATTAGAGGGGGATGCAAACACATTCTCAATAATTAACAGAGTACCAAGAAGGACTTACTAATGCCTGTTGTTTCACAAACTATACCTAACTTTTTAAATGGTCTAAGTGAGCAAACTCCAACACAAAGAGGTATTAACCAAGGCTCTGACCAAGTTAATTATCAAAATAATATTGTTGAAGGGTTAACTAAAAGACCTCCGCTAGAATACGTTGCTACTCTTGACCAAAACAACGTCTTTCCAAACACTATAAAGTTTTGGAATATTGATAGAGACGCAAGCGCAAGATTTATTGTTACCTTTTACAACCAAGGTGTTCGTGTCTTTGACTTAGCAGGAACTGAGTATCCTGTATCAACACCTAATGGAACAACTTATCTAACTTCTACAAACCCAAGAGAAGATTTTAACTGTGTTAGTGTTGCAGACTTTACATTCATTGCTAACAAATCAATTACACCTCTTGCTAGTGGCAGCACAAGTCCTGCAAAAGTAGAAGAGTTTTTAATTAATGTAGCTAAGTCACAATATGGTATTGAGTATAAAGTTACCGTAAATCACCCAAGTATGGCTAACCCACTTGCGGTTGTCTTCCAAATGCCATCAGGAAATGATGCAACAACTGACAGTAAATTTCGTGATACCAACAAAATTAAAGATATTTTATTAAATGGTACTTCTAGTACGCATTGGAATGCTGCTGCATCACAAATAGGATTTAAAACAATCAATGCAACAACGGGTGCAACTGTATCAACAACACAAGGACTAGCAAACTATTCAGGTATTACATCGTACTTTACGTTTGAGAGTTATGACTCTGTAATTTATGGCAAGCCTACAGATGGTAATGCAAACTATAGTGTCGAGACTTCTGACGGTCAGGGTAACTTGGCTATGTATGTAATCAGAGATGAAATCCAAGACTTCACTAGATTGCCTTACTACGGCAAGACAGGTGTGAAGATTAAAGTTACAGGTGATGAAGGAGATAATCTTACTGATTACTTTGTAAACTTTGCAGGTAATGGTGTTTGGTCTGAAACAATCGCACCAGCAACATCACTTGGTTTAGATAATACTAAGATGCCTCACGCATTGGTAAACAACAACAACGGAACATTTACATTTAAACAACTGACATTTAATGAACGTATATGTGGTGATGCGACTACAAACCCAGACCCATCATTTGTTGGGCAACCAATACAGAACTTAACATTTTACAAAAACAGATTAGGCATTCTAGCTGGTGAAAACTTAGTTTTCACAGAGAATGGAGGTTTCTTTAACTTCTACGGAACTACTGTTACTCAAGTATTAGATACAGACCCTATCGACATTGCAGCTTCAGGAGTTCAGGTAAACACACTAAAGAACTCAGTAGCTTTTAATGAAACGTTACTACTGTTTTCAGACACACAACAATTTAAGTTAGATACTGCAGGAGATAATATTACACCTACGACTGCAATACTGAATGCAGTCTCTACGTTTGAGCACGATGACGCGGTGCAACCTGTTTCAGCAGGTCGTTTCGCATATTTTGCACAACCTCGTAATAACAACACAGCTATAAGAGAATATTATGCAGACGATGATACTCTGACTAATGATGGTATTGATATTACTGTTGCTGTTCAGACGTTGATACCAAAGAATGCTTTTCAAATAATTAGTAATAATATTGAAGATACATTGTTTGTATTATGTCACGATACTAATAATGCAAACACAGCTCCTTATGCTGCAGGTCAAAATGTAAATCCAACTAATGCAAACACAATTTATATTTATAAATATTTCTTTGATAAAGGAGAAAAAGTACAAACTGCTTGGTCAAAGTGGACATTTAATGGAGCAGAGATATTAGGCGCAGTTAGTGTAGAAAGTTTCTTGTATATTTTAGCTAACGAAGGACAGTCAACAAAGCTATACAAAGTTGATTTACAAAACCTTAACGATACAGGATTATCATTTAAAGTTTATTTAGATTTAAAAGCTTCTGTCGGGGCAACCTATGATGCAGCCACAGGCTTATCTACGTTCACTTCTCCGTATGGAGCAAAAGCAGGTTTAGTTGCTGTAGATACCGCTACAGGTGTTAGACACGAAGCAACAAATACAACAGGAAGTACATACACAGTTCCTGCAAACGTAACCAACGTGTTTATTGGGGTGCCTTATACATCTACTTATGTATTGTCACCGCAGTTTGTGCGTGAAGATACAGGAAGAGGGCGACTAGCTATTAGTTCAGGTCGTTACCAGATTAGAACTATTACATTTGATTTTAATGACACAGGATTTTTCAAAGTACAGGTAACTCCAAAAGGCAGAGGTGCAGGTACTACTGAAATGACAGGATATATTTTAGGTGAAGCGACATCACTTGTTGATGCGCCACCAATTATCTCAGGCAATCTGCGAGTACCAATACAAGCCCGTAATACAGATGTGGATGTCCAAATCTTAAGCGACAGTCACTTACCTGTACACATTACGCAAGCTGAAGTTGAAGGTTTCTATCACAGAAGGTCGAGACGTATTTAATGGAAGTAGCTTACGTTAGGGATGCACAACTTGCTGACGTTTTAGTTTTATCTAAAACAATGCGCAAAGCAGACCGAGAAGAGATTATGGCATCTAATGGTGTAAGTGCATTAGAAGCTTTAGTTACACCTTTTACAGTTAAGGGTGCAATGAACTTTAGCATCATAGGTACAGGTGATGAAGGCGTAGTAGGAATGTTTGGATGTGTTCCAAGTGTTGACCCACAGTATGGCTGCGCGTGGTTACTACAAAGTGACAAATTACTTACACACCGAAAACAATTTTTAAAAGAATGCCCTTATTGGGTTTCTAAAATGGGTGAAGGTTACGATTACCTCTACAACTTTGTTGATAAGAGGAATTGGGTCTCACTCAAATGGCTACAGTTCTTAGGCTTTGAACCAAAAGAAGAGTTTGAAGAGTATGGACACGGCAAAATACCATTTTTATTAATGATGAAGGAGATGAAATAAATGTGCTCAGTTGAATTAGCATTCGCAGGACTGAAAATTGCATCTGCTGCTACAAGCTGGCAAGCAGACCGACAACAAGCCGCTAATCAAGCTTATGCAGATTACAGAACCAGACAAAATGCAGACCAAGCATACCTTAATGACTTATCGAAAATAGAAGCTGAAAGAGGTAATGCAGCAAGAGAAAAAGCTGTTGAAGAGTTTCGAGCAAAAATGAAAGCAAGAAAAGATTTAGCTAAAGCACAGAACGCAGGCTTCGGTAACGCATTAAGAGTTGCTCAAGATATTGGAAGTGTATTTGACCAAGAGTATAACGACATCGCATTTGGTTTCACTAACGATATGGTAACTCTCAACAACCAGAGAACTGACGCATACGCAAACCTACAAAGAATTTATAACAACATTGCACCCGTCTATATGCCAAACACAACAGACCTGTTGTTAAGAACTGCTTCTGCAGGTGCTGAAGGATACGCACAAGGGAGCGCTATAAGTTAATGGCTTACAAATCACAAGTTACAAATAAATATATGGGCTCTAGTTTTGCTGGAAGAGTAAATCCTGGCAGAGAGAATGAACTTACACAACTTGCAAAATCACTAGACCAATTTTCCGATGCATTACCTAGAGGTGTTGCAGCTTATAAAGGCAATAAAGTAGAAGAAGCAGAGGAAAGATTAGAATATTTAAAAGCAACAATGTCTCCTGAAGAATTGAATGCTCACATATTAAAAGGAGAAGACCCAATACTAGCAAACAAATGGGCTGTATCAGTTGTTGATGGACAGATTGGTAGATTTGAAGCATCGCAAGTTATACAAAACATTGTAGCAAACCAATCTCAGTATGATTTCCAAAAAGAAACGCGCAGAGAATTTTACAATAAATTTATGCCTGACATTGCTAGTAAAAGTTCTGCATATCAAAATGGTTTTGGTGTCCATTTTAATGATTGGCAAGCTAGTGACTTGTTACAAGATGCTGACGCAAGAGCTAAGTTTAGACAAAAATCAAAAATAGAAGCAGGAGTAAGTTTCTTACGTACAGCGCAATACGAAAATATGGATGAGTTCTGGCAGTATGTAGGTTCACTTGGCAGTCAACTTCCAAGCACAGATGGTAAGACTAACTACTTCTTTAGCGCACAAGACCAAAACACAACAGCTATTGCTTTTGCAAGACAGATTATGCAAACAGCAACAAAAGAAGAGCACTTTGAGTTAGCAAGAAATATTTTAGAAAGTGATAGAGGCAAGGCTGCAAACGGAACACAGTTAGGAGCTTTGAGTGATACAGGTCGTCAAGATGTTGCTGACTTGTTGCAAGACATTGACGGTGCTGAATACAGATTTGTCACGCAAGCAAGAACATTAGAAGCATACCAAGAAGAAGTTGCAGCAGACGAAATATTTGCTAGAGCTTTTGACCCAGATAAACTTAATGACTTTGCATTTCAACAATCAATCATTGAAGAGCTAAAGCAAGTTGATGAAAGATTTATACCTATTTACAAACAGCTCATTGATGTCAACAGAACTGTCACAACAAATCCTGATGTTCTTCGTACTTTTCGTAAACAGGTAGCACAGGGTAATTTTGCAGGTGATTATTTAGCTTTCTTAGAAGAGGCATACTCAAGAGGTATTCCTGACGAAGATATACCATCATTAAGGCAAGAGTGGGCTTTGGCTAACGATGATGAGTTTAAAGGCAGACCAAAAATATACGAAACTAATACAACGTACGTAAGAGGGACAACCAACATTAAGAATGTTGTTAGAGGTGTGTATAGCACAGCAACTGACTTTGGAATGTTTGAAGACCCTAATGCGATTGATGCAATGATAAATGCAGAAGAATTTGTGATTGATAGCATTATTGCTTTTGAGGCAGAAGCGAGAGACGATGGGCGAACACTTACAGATGCTGACAGAAGAGCATTTATGGCTGACCTCAAAGACTTTGTTAAAACAGTATTTGAAGACAGAGGCGGTACAAAAATAACTGACCCAGAAGCTCTTAAAGATACTGCTCCAAATGTTGTCGATATGTTTACTGATTTACAAATTAATGAAAACACAATCAGCAATGTATTAGACACATTTAATTCTGCGGCAGAAGCCTTAACAAACTATGAACCTTTTGAAGAAACAGATAACGCACAGGTACCAGCAGTTGCAGACGAATACATAAAAGATGCAGCACCTGAAATAGCAAAAGGTTTAATTAGAACAATGCCTCAATACCTAATAGATAATATGGACTCTTTTGTTTCAGCTATATCCGTACCACAACTAATGCAGTTAGCTGAAACTTACAAAATGACTCCAAACCAATTCAAACAAGTATTAGCAGAAATGGTAAAACAAAGTGGTCAATCTTAATTCAGACTTTCAAGACGACTTTAACCAATATTATGGCACTAGCTTTGATATGACAGCAGGGCAAGAAAGAAGACAAACCTCCCTAGAAAAATTACAAGACCCTAAATTTATAAACACCTTAAAAGATTACTACTCATACCGAGATGGTAATGATTTCCAATACCAAGATGATGCCGATGTTTTAGAATATTTTTATAACGATAGAACGTGGCGCAACTACAATACAGGTTCTATAAGCCGTGACCTTGCAAATGTTTTAGGTGAAAACGACCCAAAAAGATTAGAGCAATTTTCTGAAATCAATACAACCTATCAAAACCTTCCAAACTTTTGGGATGACCCTAATAGAGATTTTGGACAATGGCTGTGGGATTTTGGAGGAGCTATGTTGTTAGACCCTGCAAATCTTATCGGTATTGGTGTGGGAAAAATGGCTGCAAGAGATGCTTACAAAGTAGCATTGAAGAAAGCTTTGCAAGGCAAGATGGCAAAACACGTTAACGCACAAGTTATAAAGAAAGCACAATTACAAGCAAACAAAGCTGCCTTTGCTAGTGCCGTAAAAAGAGGAGCATTATATGAGGGTGTTTTCTCAGGTCTAGTAACAGGTACTGCAGATACGATGCTGCAACACACAGCTATACAATCAGGAGTTCAAGACAATTTTAGTTTTAAACGTCTTGGTCTTAACACAGCATTTGGTTTTGGAATGGGAACTGTGTTTGGAGGAGCATTTACTGCTGGTGCTTTTAAATACAGTTTAAGTGGACAAGGTAAGAATAGTTTAAAAAACCTAGAAGACATTCACAATTACGGATTTGATGAATTAAGAGGGGGAAGATTATTTTACGATTTAACGCAAACCAAAAAAGGAAAGGGCGCATTTAGTGATGGTAAAGCTCTATATAAAAATAAAACACAAGATGAGATTGATGCGATAAAAGATATGGTGAATATTCGTGCTCGTACAACAGACGAACACATTAAAAATATTCGTAAAACAATGACTGACCCATTTAATTTGGGTAAACCTCCTAAGCAATTATTTAACTTTGAAAGATGGGCGCAAGGTGATGATGATGAAGCCCCTGTAAGAGCACTAAAAGCTCTATCTATTGAAAACCAAAAATGGATAAAAGAAAGAGTTAAGAAAAATGATTTTCAATCTATACGTGAGGCGGCTGAAGTTGCAGGTCTTGACCCAGTAGCATTAGAAGCAAGAGTAAAAGAGTTTGGGGCAGATAGTACAATTGCTGCAGACTTACTCGCAATGCGAATATTAATTAAAAAAGTATCATCAGATTTAGTAAAGTATGGCGCTGAGATAGATACACCATCAATAACAAAAGCTGATAGAGATAAATATATTAGTGCTTTTCTTGCTGACAGAAACTACATCATCAGACTTCTAAAAATACAAAAACAAGCACAAGAAACTTTAGCAACAGCTTTAGCTTCACAAAGGCAAGAAGCCGACATATCAAAAGCAGCAAGACTTCTTGTAAACCCTGAAGACACAGAACTAGGTCGTAAGTTAGAGGGTGATGTAGCAGAATATATGAAAGCTATATCTAAACTAGATGACGACAACCATATCATCTTGTCTTTGCAACAAGCGCAATCAGTTAACAAATGGGACTTAGCTTCTGAGTATGTAAACAATGCTCTACTTTCTAGCCCCGATACACATCTTATCAACCTTGTAAGTGGTTTTGTTAATATGCAAATAAGACCGTTTGAGATGATGATAAGGTCTGGTTTCTTATTAAGAAGAGATAGAGAACGCGCAAAGATTGTAGCAAAGGAAGCAATTCAAACTTACATCTACCAATACGTTTATACTGCTGATGCAATAAAAGCTGCATATCGAACATTTAAAGCTGGAAGACCAATACTTGATAGCACGGCTCTTAAATATGATAGCCACATCAGGCAAGGACAACTGATGGCTTGGCTACAAAACAATGTAAGATTGTTTACAGGTGATACAGGTTTAGGCAAGCTTGTCAAAGGTGCTGCAGATATACCAATCATTGCATCAACATTACCATTAAGAGTTTTGTCAGCAGGTGATGAACTGATGAAAACAATGGCATTCAAAGCAAGAGCTGCAGCAATGATAGATACTGCAATACGAAGAGACCATCCTGAAGTAATGGCAATGAAGGGAAGTGAAGGTCGAGATGCATATAGAAAACTAATGCAAAAATATATGGATGAGTTTTTTGTTGATGGCAGAGCTGCAAAGTCCACACGACTAGATGTAGACAATTCTGTTAGAGGCAAGTTCTTAAGTAAAGAAGACAGACTAGAAGTTAATGACCCTTTACAATATGCAAGAGAAGTTACATACACTCAGCCTGCTAGCTCACAAGCGCAACGTGCTGACGGTACTTTTGAAGGTGCTGTTGAAAGTCGCGTAACAGGATGGGTATTAAGAACTACAGCAAACAACAGATGGTTAAGAGCACTTGGTTTACACTTTATCAATACACCATCAAACTTGATAAGATTTAATCTGCAACGTTTTCCTGTTCTAGGTAAAATTCAGTTTCAAATGAGACAGATGTTAAAGAAAGACCCAGAGACAGGTAAATTTATAAATCCTGAAGCTGCTGCAGAAGCACACGCAAGAATGACTATGGGTGGATTGATTTGGAGCGCGGCTATTATGGCAGCTATCTCAGGTAAGTTTACACCTGGCGGTGAGAGAGAATGGAAGCTAAATCAAAACAAAGAAATGATGAGCAATTGGCAACCGTATTCAATACGTACATCAGATGGTCGATATATCAATATGAACAGACTAGACCCGTTTGTAATGCCTTTCGGTATTGCTGCGGATATAGTTGATGCATATCAGAAGTGGGGAAGAAACAATGAATTTATGCCTCCTGAAGTAGAAGGTAAATTCACAGAGATAATTGTAGCTACTCTTGTTTCCATAACAAGAAACCTTAGCTCTAAATTCTATACAAAAGGTATTTTAGAAAGTGCAAATCTTTTTATGTCTGATGGTTATATGCATTGGAAAGACCCAGAGAGAATAGGAGGTTCTTTTCTAGCTCGTACTATTTATAAGTGGATACCTTTATCTGGTGCACTTCGTTATGTAAACCGTGTGAACGATGAACACGATAGAGAAATGTGGACATTTATGGATAGGATGAGAGCACTTAACCCTACAGATGACCCTCATAACGTTATGCCAAGACGTAATATCTTAGGCGAACCTATTGATAGAAAGAACGGATGGTTATTTGGTATAGGTGGTAAAGAAGGTATTTGGTCGTCACCGTTTGCAATGACACAATTTAAAAATACAGAAACCGCAAAATTCTTTGAAGACAAAGAAATAACAATTCGACCTCCATCAAAGATTGATAAATACACCAAACTTAATCTTAAAACATTAAGAGACCCTAAAACAGGGCAGTCGGCTTATGACCGATGGATGGAGATAAAAGGCAAAATGTTACTTGATGGTAAAACACTTAAAGAAACCATTGAAGAATTAGTAGCAGATAAAAGGTCTGAACTTTATCTAGCACCGAGTAAACCTGTATATGGAGTAGATTATCGACAAGTGATGATTTCAAAAATTATAACTGAGTACACCAATGCAGCTTATCCTCAAATGGTTAAAGAATTCCCACAAATTGAAAAACAATATCGTTTAATGAAATCAATGCAACAAGAAGCATTTGATGAAGAAGAGAAGAACTATCTTAAGGGAATAATGGATTATTAATCATAAGTACCCCTCTTAGAAGAAATTTCACAATAAGGAGATAAAATGGCAAATAGCTTTGTACGTTACACAGGTGACGGAAACACTAGCACTTACTCAATACCTTTTAGTTATAGGGTTGCTGGTGACTTAACCGTTACTCTTAATGCTGTCGCTACAACAGCTTTTACATTTAATGCTGCAGGTACCACAATTACATTTAACAGCCCTCCAGCTAACTCTGCTGCTATTGAGATACGTAGGACTACAAGTCAGGCAACGAGACTTACAGACTATGCTTCAGGTTCAGTTCTTACAGAAAGTGACCTAGACACAGATAGTACACAAGCATTCTTTATGGGTCAGGAAGCAATCGATGATGCTGCTGATAAGATTAAGATTGACCCTGCAGACTTCCAATGGGATGCAACAAGCAAACGTATCAAAAATGTTGCTGCTCCTACTGCTGACACAGACGTAGTAAACAGAGCATTCATCTCCACAAATATTCCAAACATTACAACTGTCTCTGGCATAGCTAGTGACGTAACAACTGTCGCTGGTATTTCAGCAAATGTCACTACAGTAGCTGGCAATAATGCCAATGTAACGACAGTAGCAGGTAGCATTGCAAACGTTAATACAGTTGCTACCAACATTGCGAATGTAAACACAGTTGCTAATGACCTCAACGAAGCTATATCTGAAATCGAAACTGCTGCACTAGACCTACAAGAAGCTACTTCTGAGATTGATGTCGTAGCTGCTAACATTGCTAATGTAAATACAGTAGGCGGTATTGATGCTAACGTTACTACAGTTGCAGGTATAAGTGGTAATGTAACAACTGTTGCAGGAATAGCTTCAGATGTAAGTTCAGTAGCAGGTATTAATGCAGCCGTTAGTGCTGTAAACTCTAATAGTTCAAATATTAATGCTGTTAACTCTAACAGCGCAAACATCAATACAGTTGCAGGTAACAACGCAAACGTAACGACTGTAGCTGGCATATCATCTAATGTTACAACTGTTGCTGGTATTTCTAGCGATGTAACTGCTGTAGCTGGTGATGCCACAGACATAGGAGCAGTTGCTGCTAAAGCTACAGAAATAGGATTACTTGGAACTGCTGATGCAGTAAGTGATATGAATACATTAGGTACTGCGCAGAATGTTACCAATATGAATACACTCGCTGGTATTTCAGCAAACATTACAACTGCTGCAGGTAACGATGCTAACATCACAACTGTTGCAGGAAACAATTCAAATATTACAACTGTTGCAGGTATCTCAGGAAACGTAACGACTGTTGCAGGCATTGCATCTGATGTGACTGCGGCTGCTACAAACAATGCAAACATCACAACTGTTGCTGGAGCAATTGCTAACGTAAATTCAGTTGGAGGTGCTATTGCTAACGTCAATACTGTTGCAACAAACGTAGCAGGAGTAAACAGCTTTGCTGATAGATACAGAGTGGCTGCATCTGACCCTTCATCATCTCTTGATGCAGGAGACCTAGTATTCAACACAAGTGCAAATGCTCTAAAATATTATGATGGTGCTAGTTGGAATGCTATTGTTGCAGGTGCATTATCTGATGTTGTTCAGGATGGTTCTCCACAATTAGGCGGCAACCTAGATTTAAACTCAAACGATATTACAGGAACAGGTAACATCAACATAACAGGCGGTGTTACAATGTCAGGCGACCTAACAGTTAATGGTACGACAACAACAATCAACTCAACTACTCTGACTGTTGATGACAAAAACATTACTCTTGCAAGTGGTGCTGCTGACAGTTCTGCTGCTGATGGTGCAGGTCTCACAGTAGACGGCGCAAGTGCAACTCTTACTTACACACACTCAGGAACTAAATGGAATGTAAACAAAGACTTTGATGTTACAGGAAACATTATTGTTTCAGGAACTGTTGACGGAAGAGACTTACAAACTGATGGGACTAAACTTGATGGCATAGAGGCTGCTGCTGATGTAACTGATGCAACTAATGTTGATGCAGCAGGAGCTATAATGAACTCTGATGTAGCAACAAAAGGTCAAATTATTGTAGGAGACGGAACAGGAGACCCAACAATATTATCTGTTGGAACTGACGGACATTATCTAAAAGCTGACAGTAGTGCAGCTTCAGGTGTTGCTTGGGCTTCCATACCTGCTGTAGATGCAGCAGCCGTTACAGCCGCAGGAGCATTAATGGATTCAGAGGTTACTAACCTAGCACAAGTTAAATCATTTGATTCATCAGATTATGCAACTGCTGCACAAGGAACTACAGCAGATGCAGCTTTGCCTAAAGCTGGTGGTACAATGACAGGCGACATTTCTCACGCCTCCGATTTTGCTTTAGAT